CCCCCGGCGACGATCATCGGGAGGTTGGAGACGAGCGCGCCGATCAGGCCCTGCACGAGCTGCAGCGCCCCGGACACGAGGACCGGGACGGCACTGACGATTCCGAGCACGAGCAGCTGCACGAGCTGCACCGCGGCGGTGAACAGGGCGGGTGCCTGGGCGAGGATCCCCTGCACCAGCTGAGGAACGAACGTGACGATCTGCGCGACGAGCCCGGGCAGGGCGTTCACAACCGACATCACGACGCTGGTCAGCGAGGTGACGAGGTCGGCGGCGTTCCCGCCGGTGAGCGCGAAGCCCGCCAGCGCTGCGGCGACGATCCCGACCGGGCCTCCCAGGAGCCCGAGGGCGCCCGTGAGGCCGGGAATGAGGGTCGTCAGTAGCGGGATGCGGGACAGGAGCGTGCCCAGTCCCCCGGCCCCCAGGGCCACGAACGCACCGGCGAGCGGGGCAACGATCCCCTGCATTCCCGCGAGGGCACCGGAGAAGATCGACGCGCCCTCACCGATCCGGGTGAGGAACCCGGTGATGCCGTCGAGCGCGGGGCCGAGCACCTTCAGCAGCACGCCGCCGAAGGTCTTCGCGCGCTCCTCGATGGGGCCGAGCGCGGAGGTCGCGGCCTGGATCAGCGGGCCGATCTTGCCGTAGATGGGCTGCAGCGCGTTCGCGCCGATCCGACCGAGCGAGGCGAGGAAGTTCTTCGCCGCCCCGGGGACGGTCTTGCCCATTTCGTCCGCGACGGTGCCGGCGGCCTTGGTCGCGGCCTTCGAGAAGGTCTCGAAGTCGACCTTGCCGTCGGAGGCCATCTTGAAGACCTCGCCGGCGGTGACCCCCATCTGGTCGGCGAGCGCCTGGTAGATGGGGATGCCGCGGTCGGCGAGCTGCGCGATGACGTCGTTCTGGACGCCGTTGGCCTGGGTCGCGGCCTTGTTGAAGATCGACCCCATCTCCTCCATGGAGATGCCCGCGGCCGACGCGTTGTTCGCGATCGACTTGAGGTGACCCTGGAGGGCCTCGCCCGGCTTGATCCCGGCGGCGACCGCGGATGCCGCGACCGTGGCGGCTTCCCCGAGTCCGAACGACGTGCCCCGCACGGACGCGAGGGCGTCGCCCATGATCGTCTGGACCGTGCCGGCGTCGTTCCCGAGACCGGTGAGCTTCGCGCGGGCTGTGTCGATCGCGTTCAGCCGGGCGAAGCCCTTCGCGAACGACAGGCCGATGCCGGCGGCAGCGATGGAGACGGCGCCGGTGGCCGCGGACTGGATGCCGGAGCCGAGCGCCGACCCTGCAGAGCGTGCCGCGCTCGAGGCTGCCGAGACGACCGGGCGGAACGCGGCCGACGCGGCAGAGCCGAGCCCCGACAGACCGGACCGGAATGCCCCGACGAGCTGCGCCGCGGCAGGACCGCCGAACGCCGCGATCTTGGTGAACGCCGCGTGAACCTGCGTGGTGACGGGACTCAGGTACGACGACACCCGGGCGCCGAGGCGCACGAACGGCGACGCGAGCAGCGTCCCCGCCGCCACCGCGTACTGCGTATACGGTGCGAGCGCTCCGCGAACGGTCGAACCGACACTCGACACCCACGCCCGCGTCAGCCCCGCAGCCTTCGCGAGCTGACCACCAATCATCGTCGCGAGGGACGTGAACGCGGACGCCGCCTGCTGGGCGCCAGCGCGCGCCAGACGCCCGAGGTACGTGAACCCTGTCACGTCCAGCAGAGCGCGAGTGAGGCCGCCCAGCGAGCCGGTGACGCCGCTGAACGCGGACTGCGCGGCACGCGCGTCAGTCAAGCCCGAACGGAAGTTCGCGAGCATTTGACGGATGCCGCCGGACGCCGCCACCGGCGTCGCCGCGACGCCGGCCTGTGCGCCGCGGAGACTCTCCTGCGCAGCACGCAGGCGCGCGGTCGCCGCAGCAACGGCCTCCGTGGAGGTCGCGGCGGTCCGACGAACGGATGCCAGCCGCTCCTCCGCAGCGACCGCCTGCGAGGATTCGGCGCCAGACTTGGCGATCGCCTCCTGCAGACGCGCCTCGGCCACGCGAACGCGACCAGCGTCATCCTGCTGCCGCAGCCGCGCCTTCGACAGCGCGGCGGATGCCGACGCGACGTCGCGGGTCAGACCGGCGACCTCGGCCGCGGCCATCCCCGCCGCGGCCGATGCGACGGACGACTTCAGGTCCTGGCCGAGGCTGCGGCCGAGCTTGCGGCCAATGCCGCGGAACCCGTCCTCCGTCGCCTTCGCTCCTGCCAGACCCGCGGAGGTAGCTTCACGGGCGACCGTCGAGCGGAATCCCCGCATGGTGGGGAAGACTGCGAAGTGGCCGGAGCCGAGCTCGTCGGACATGCCACCTCCCCAGGGTCAGCTGAAGACGAAGTCCGCCTCGAGCGCGGATTCCGCCGCAGCGATCTCATCGGGCGTGGCCGCCGACTGCTCTCTCGGCAGCTTCATCGACCAGGGCATGACCGCCATCGCGGCATCCCGCTTCGGGATCTGCGCGACCATGGTCAGCAGCTCCGGCATGGATGCCGGGTACGCCCACCCCGCGAGTTCCGCGCCGAGCGCCGTCGACGGATCCGCCGCGGCGCGCTTGACGAGGACGCACGCCTCGCCCCAGCTGACGGCGTCACCCAGGTCCGAGAGCCCGATCCCGCAGGACGCGCGCAGCGTCCACGCGGCGGCGGAGCGGTGCTCTCGGATGATCTGGACGACGCTCAGGATTCCGGGAGCTTCGCCCCCGCGATGCGCTGGAAGACCTGCGAGAACTTCGTCGCCATGGCGATCGTCTCCGGCAGGTTGTGTCGGGTGAACTCGTCGCGCGCCTCCGGGCCGCCCCACTGCTCAAGCATGAGCTTCACCTGGTCGACGGGATCCGCGGCCTTCTCGCTGAGCGCGTCGAGTTCGTCGAGAGAGATGTTCAGCGGCAGCTTCACCTTGACGCCGTCTTCGAAGCGGCCGATGAAGTTCTTGCCGACGATGATGTACTTGATCTTCGGCGCGAGCGCGTCGATCGCCTTCTGCTCGTCCTCCTCGGTCCAGGCGTCGAAGTCGAGGCTGTCGAGGTCGATGTCGTCGAGGTCGGTGACTTCCGCCGCGGGGGCGGGCTTGCTGGCGGCACGTGTGGCCATGATGTTCTCCTATCGGGGTTCTCGGGTTCGGGTGAAGGCTGGCCGGGTGACCCGATAGCACCCGGCCAGCCGGTCTGTCACGCGACGGTGACCGAGGGGCTGGAGCCGCCGGTCAGCGCCTTCGACGCGAGCGCGAGCACCGCGGCCGTCGGCAGCGTCACCGTGTACGGGCCCGTGCCGCTCGCGGTGATCCCGGAGATGCCGGTCACGCCCGCGAGGCCGTTGAGCGCGTTCGAGACCGCCGATGCGGACGCGTCGAACGCGATCGGCGGCGTGTTCACACCGTTCAGCGACAGGGTGAAGGTGCCGCCGGTGGGCGTGCCCGTGATGGTCACCGCCCAGCCGGTCTTCGCAGTCGCGGACGTCGCCTGGATGAGCCAGTCGCGGTAGAACCCGCCGACGGTCTCGTCCCAGATCCACTCGAAGGTCACGGCGCGGCCGTTCACTTCGCCGCGGGTCTCCTGGTCGGTCTCGACGGCGGAGATGCGCGCGAGGCCGTTGCGGACGCGGGTCGCGCCGTTCTTGTACTTCGTGACGACCAGCAGCGGGAACACCGTGTCGGGGGTGAGCCCGGACACCACGATCATCCCGTTCGCGTCGGGCGTCTTGCCCGTGGTGAGGCGGCGCACGCGCTGGTCGAACTGCGCGAGGTTGATCTGGATGGTCGGCTGGTCGTCGCCGGCGAGCTTCTTGCCGCGCTGGAAGAACTCGATCGCGTCGCCCGCGTCGCCGCCTTCCTGGGGGCCGCCGTCGACCTTGAACAGGCCGACCTTCTCGTACCCGGCCGGGACCGCGATGGGCAGCGTCGCGCCCTGCAGCGACGTCAGGTACGTCGGCTCCCCCGTGAGCTGCACGGCCGCGAACCCGGTGATGGGGACGCCAACCGCGCCGAGGTCGTCGCCATCGGCATCTGCTGTCATTTCTCCTCCTTCAAAGGAAGGGCCGCCCCACCCTGGGACGGCCGCATGGGGTTGGCGTCGGCGGTCAGGTGCCGACGACCGTGTACTGAGCGGTCTGATACCGCCGAGCCACGTCGAGCGCCTCGGGAACGGAGTACGGGCCGTTGAACCCGTCCCGCTCGACCGACGCGATAGGACTGTTGGGTGCGGTGACGATGTCCTCGTCCGCGAGGACGGAGGACAGCCACCGCGCGACGTCGTTGACCGGTTTCGGGAACGCCTTCGACCCGCCGAGCACGGTGGCACCCACGGAGCGGTCGAAGGTCGTCAGGTCTTTGCGGGACCCGGAGTCGTCGCGCAGGACGATCAGCGGCCGCTCCATCTCGACGGTGAGGTCGTCCGGCTCCACGTTGTCGACGTCGACGTCCACATCCTCGGCGGCGGCGACGCCGCGCACGTACTCGGTGAGCCAGAGCTCGA